CAAAATTACCAATTTTCGCGTACTCTCGAAGAATTTGTAATTCTTCTATACCAATTTTTGTAGTGTTTCTATTTTGAATATTTTGTATTTTTTGTAATCTCATTTTATAATTACCATACTTTGTCCAGGTACTTCCAGCTTGTAATTCATTTGGGTTTAATAATTCACCCAAATAATGCTTGGGTATAGCTATACCACACAAGGTATAATAAGGCATGAATTCCCATTCCCCCTTGTATATACCAGCATCATACACATCTGCTAAAGATAATGACTCTGAAATTTTTTCAATATTACTCTCATTCGAATGTGGGTAATTACCATGTATAACATCTATCACATGTCCTCTTTCGTGTACAGTTTGTGAAATATCAAATGCCCCCCTATGACACAACACTTCGACGAGTATACTTTTAGACGTTTTAAAAATATCCTTTTCATCAGACTTATTAATATAATGATAAAAATCGCGAATGTTCCCAGCGCACTTATCGGATGCAAAGCGAGCCCGGGGATTCTCGGGTTCTAAAGAAGCTATTTCATCAGCAGTTCGTTTGGGCACGATTATCAACTCAAACCCAGGTATTATATGAACAGAATTTGAAACAAAAACGACGGAACCTGTCGTTAAAGGTTCCTTTTTTGAAGTTATCCTTTCCATGAGCTGTCTGTGCCCATACACATTGACATCATACCCATCTATGAATATATGAAAAGATGTTTCACCTATGAGATCTAAAAAGGTACTCTTTCTTTGGAAAAGTTCACTATGTATCTCTATACTATTGGAATTATTCAAAACTTTTTCCAAGATGAACGTTTTTCCTACACCAGAAGAGCCGCATAAGAACACGTTCAACCCCTTTTTAACACACTCTTCCAATCTTTGAAGTTCTTTCGTGTGAAGCGTGGGGGTTGGATCTTTTTTTTGTGGAAGTATTTTAACAAAGGCATCCATGTCTGAAGACTTTACTGAACAAGCGCTAGATATTTTTTTAGAAAATGATACACTTCATAAAAAAGTTATTGAACCTATCAAACGAAAGGTATACCCTTATGTTATAAGTATTTTACTCTTTAATGTTATTCTTTTTTTGATGCTGGCTTATCTGACTCATCGGGTATATCTGCTACAACTTTGATATTCTCTAATTCTTTGTTTTTTACACGACGGATACCTTCTATCTCCTTACCCAATTCATGACGCATCTCAGATTCGCTCATGAAGGTTTCTATGGGTTGAATGTGTAATATTTCGGGTTTAAAGAATTCCGAATCTTCAGGAAATTGTTTTTCAAACGCTTGGATGATGAAATATGGTAGAGGTGGAGATTGTTCTATGAGTCGGTCATATTCTGCGCGACATGTTTCTATCATAGTCGTCCCGTCTATAGAACGTTCCTCTACAGGGAGAGATAACTCTAATCGAATAGTGCGGGAAAGTTTACCGTATTGGAGTGACGCAACTCGGCATCCTTCCATCATTTCGTTTATTTTCAAAAATTGCATTATGGTGGCTATGATTCCTGCTATAAGATTCATCGCACCGATCACAGATGGAACCGCACCTCTCATGTTTTCTGGAAACGAATTCTGTGCAAAATTCGCAGTTCCCGTTATCGTCGAAAGAACAATAACTGGTAATGTAAATCTCATACTCTGTTTTTTGAAGACTAAATACGCATGATTGTGCATGTATCTATAACAGGCGGACGCCTCACCCCATGTTTTCAGGATAACTTCTTGCTGAGGATGCCAAAATGGGGCAACTTTAGTAGACTTTTTCTTATCCATACTATAAGTTCGATAAATTTCTGGGACTACTATAAATGAAAAAGAAGCTTAATCCTCAAGTCGCGACGTTCATTATAATAGCACTTCTCGCGGCTGTCATGTATCTTCTGATGTACCCTAAAGAAAATATCGTTCAAGTTCCCGTTCCTGTAGAAACGATAGCACCCAGGGAAGTCGTCATGGAACCCGAATTCAGGAATCCACCTATTAAAAAGTACAAACCCGGACACGTGCAGCAAATGGGCGTTCTACTAGGTGATAATAACGAAACACTCCCTTTATACGGAAAAGAGGTTCGAGGTAGACGCGACAGGTACCACTATTATACCGCTACATCTGGGGATCAAATATATCCTCTAGCGGTTACACACAACGAAAGAGATTGTATGGATGATATAGGTTGTGGAGAACTCTACGGAAACGAGAGCATAAGTGTCATGGGCAACGACTCAAACTTCCAAGCTAAATTGTACAGAACTGACAATTTTTTTTAACTCGGGTTATATAAATGAACGCCGTAGAGCTCGAAGCTTATAAATTGGAGCAGAGAGTTGTTGCTAACTATCAAGGTGCAGAACAATCTATATCACTATTGGAAACGTATTACAACAACGTTCAAAATAAAGAAGATGTAATTGATAGCGTAAATTACAACATAAATTCCCTTTATAATCTTATTAACGAAACATATGAAACCGCTTTTGATCTAGATACGCCATTACCATTAACAGAATTAGATAGATTTAATGAAATTATTATCGATGCTAAAGAATTGACACAAACGTATTATCAGGTAGGACTCGCAGCTAATAATGATATAATTAATTATTTAAAAGAAATACAAAGTGAACGCGACAATGTAAATGATTACATAGCATCGATGAAAGATGACCAGACAGAGCTAAATAACTTAGTTAATTCGTATTCTAACCAATAAATACAACTCCAAATTTTTTAGATATTAATTTTTTAGCCTTCTCTAAAGATGGTTCACTCCATAACAACCAACGAGACCAAAATCCAGCCGTTTTGATTCCTCGCTTAGACCAAATTTCCCCCATTCTTCCATGACGAGCTAAATACCTTCGCATGCGAGAAGGATCTTTATGAATGGTATAATCAGAATACCCCTTTCCACCAAAATGAACCTTTGATTCATCCTGAAAAATAGCAGTAAACTTTTTTTCAGGGTGCAAACTTTTTACAAGTTTAACTCTCATTATTTTATAAGTAATATAATAATACCATGAGCTGGTGGTCAACATTAACTAGAATTAGACCAGGGTTATTTTTGGATGCTGATAATATATACTATTTAAAAGGTATAAATGATACACGAATTAGATTAGGTGAATTATCTTTTAATGTTGCTAAAAACAGAAATGAATATAAATACGAAGGTATCACTCGTTTAGGAGACGGATCTGAAGTGTTAACATCGGGAGGGTATAAAATTTCTTCAAACCCTGATATTTATAGAATAGACGCAACAGAAACTGGGAAAGGGTTTGACTTACCTACTGGCACTCAGCTACTTTCTAATGGAAAATTTAAACTGCCTGATGGTACAGAAATTCCGGGAAATTCTAAAAAAATGATAGATGGTACTTTTCAATTGCCAGATGGAAATTACAAACTAACGAATACAAGTTTTAACAAAATAAAACAAAACAAAACTAACGTTAACGCAAATGTTGATTCTGGAACAGATATAAAAACTTCTTCAGACAAAATTTCTGGCGACACATTAACATTATCAGATAACGTGGCTTCAAAAATTGATGAAATGAGTATAAAAAAAACTACAATAAATAATAGAGCTAGAAGTGCTGAAAATGCTTTAAATAATAGAAAAACACTCGGAGAAGTAAATTCAAAAAAAATAGAATCCGATTATGAAAAAATAAAGAAAAAAAGAATGGACGCTATAGAAAAAGCGTTAGGGTTGATAGGATTGGCAGCCTTAATAGGTGGGTTAATGATGGATAAAAGTGCTGACGCGAACGCAAGTGAGGAAAGAAAGGGATGTGTAACTGCATGTCTTCCGCATAATTATTCAGATTATTTCCACGGTAAAATAAACAAGGGTGAATTAAAATACACGACAATGAGCAGTCTTCGAGCAGAATTTCCAAACGCTGAATTTCCCGAAGATCAACCATTTTGTCAAGAAGGAAATGATGATTGTTATGAACATTGCACAGCCGCGTGTTTCAATAAATATAAAGATCAAGAGGGTGACGGTGACGGTGATGGAGATGATGACGAAGAACCTTGGTGGAAAAAATGGTTCCCGGATGTAGATGAAAACCTAATAACGTCCGTTATAGTAGCTATATTAGCAGTCATAATAATTGCCTTTTTAATCATGATATTCTCACTTTACTCTTCATAGCTTAAAGAATTTCCATTCTTTATGTATATGATTCTGAGTATAGACGTGGGAATCAGAAATTTGGCTATGTGCCAATTTAATGAAACATCTAACCTAGTCGTAAATTGGGACGTTTCCGGAATACCTCCCGAGCATAAAGATGGTGTATATGTTTCATTAAGAAAGCATTTAGATGAAAGACCTTGGGTTCTCGAATCAGATATCATTTTGATAGAGAAGCAACCCGATCGTAATAAAAAAATGAAAATGGTGGAACACTTTTTACACGCATATTTTGTCATAAAAGCTCCAAAATCTGAGACGATCATATACGATGCGAAGTTTAAAATTCCAGATGTAGTGGGTCCGGGAAAAGCGCAATATATGAAACGTAAAAAGGTATCCATAGAAAGATGTGAAGCATTTTTACGTGGGGATGATACGAATAAACATTGGATAGAAACCTTCATGAAGTCCAAGAAGAAGGACGATTTAGCTGATACTGTCATGCAAGCTATAAGTTTCACGAAGCGGGTAGAGCCCAAGAAAAAGGAAAAGATCGTGAAGAAACTTGTTCCTAGAAAACCTAATGAAAATCAAAAGCGTACTAAATATTCCAAATGTAACCTCGCGTACATATATAAAAATAGTCCCGAATGTGAATGTCTAGAGAATAATAAAAGATTCATGAAAGATCTCAAAAGGTATTATAGATGCATAGATGACCTGATTAAAGAAATGACCCTTTGATAATTCAAAATGCAAGTAAACGTACTCGACCATGGATTCGTACGACTCGTCGACACTATGCCCAGAGAAAACCTCGACAACTCAATTGTTCAGGCAGCCCGGGTATCTTATGGAGATGGAACGAAGACTTCTCGTGGAGATACTGGGCTAATTAGATATCTGATGCGACACTGGCACACGACACCTTTCGAGATGGTAGAGTTTAAGTTTCACATTAAGATGCCCATTTACATCGCACGCCAACATCTTCGCCATCGTACCGCGAGTGTAAATGAAATGTCAGCCCGATATTCGATCGTTCCCAAAGAGTATTACAATCCAGATACCATGCGAGGACAATCTGAGGTCAATCATCAGGGATCAGAAGGTGAAATTAGTGTAGCGTCCGAACTATCCGATGCGGGGTCTCAGCATCTCGAAAATTCGTTTGATATCTACGAAAAATTACTCGAAGAAGGCGTTTGTAGGGAGCAGGCCAGGGGGAATCTCCCTCAATCGACGTATACGGAGTTCTATTGGAAGATTAACCTTCATAATCTCATGCATTATCTTCACCTACGAATGGATTCCCACGCCCAGAAGGAGATACAGGAATACGGTAAAGCTATGTATGATCTCGTAGAACCACTCGTTCCTATCACGATGAAAGCGTTCATGGATTTCAGGGTAGACGCAATTCAATTAACTGGTCCAGAAATCAGGGCTCTCAACCACGGAGAGATCATCAAATCTCCCGGGGAGCGCAGGGAATTTGAAGAAAAGTTAAAACGTTTAAATTTAAATGTCGATACAAAGTAAATGCTCGCCATAACAAATACAATGACCGTATTCGCCGCTGACAAGAAAAATAAGGGGTTCAAGAGGCTTAGTAAGAAGATCCAAAAGGAACGTGATACTGACGTGGACAAGATCAAAGAGAAGGTCTCTAATATTTTCCGCGATGAACAGAATCGTATGAAGGGATACCTCGAGGAACATAACAAGCTGATTAAAAAAGCCGATAAGCCCAAGAAGAATGGTAAAAAATCTATTGATTTTTACGAAAAGTAAACCATAAGGTACAGAAAACAAAAAACATAGCTAAAGGTGGGTTGTCCCCAAATTTCTCAGCCAACAGAGCGCACACCACGCTGTATTGGACGATCTTAATTTCCTGTCTCGTTTTGATCATAGTACGTTTCATAGACCCCCTTGATTTTTGAAGCCCAGATACAGCCGTACTTATTTTACCTATCGTCCCAGGAATCTCCGTCGTCTTCATGAATATATCACCAACATCCACGGATTCTATTATCTGCTGTTGAATCAAGGGCTCCAAATACGTGAAATAGTTAAAGTCTGGATCTAGTTTCAGACATATACCTTCTATAGTCGAAAAGGCTTTTGCGAGGTACACGAAACTACTCGGTACCACGAATGGTTTTTCAATCGCGAGTTGTGCGGCGAGATCATCATTCACGATCCCAGAACCATCTAGGGTCTCTAAATACCCTAAGATATTTTCAAAAAATAATTCAATGTCCGAAATATCAGTAGAAGTCGGAACAATAACACCCAATTTAACCAATGTATCTACTATACCAGCGGTATCGCGAGTGATAATAAATCCAAAAAGTTTTGTGAATCCATCCCTTAATTCTTCTGACAATGGTACGAGCAATCCAAAATCATAAAATACAAGCTTCCCTTTCGGTGAGAATCCCAGGTTTCCCGGGTGTGGATCGGCGTGAAATAAACCATTATCCATGGTTTGGATGACGTACGCATTTATCAAGGCTTCACATATCTTCTTCTTATTTACCTTTTTGTCGGTAATCTCAGTTAGTTTCACTGATGGTACATATTCCATGACGATCATTTCATCGTTTGAATACTTTTTATACACTTTCGGAACCTTCACCCAGTCGACATCTTTCATACTTTTCCGAAATTTTATAGCATTATTAATCTCCTGTTTATAATCTGCCTCTCCCAGTAAATATTCTATAGACTCATCTAGAACTGAACCAGAACTATTCCCCGTGTCGATACCAACACGCTCTAAAAAATATACTATACCCCGTATAGTATTTGTATCCTCCTTCATGATGTTCAAAATTCCCGGACGTTTTACTTTTACAACAACTTTTTGACCGTTTTGGAGTACGGCCATATGGACCTGGCCTATACTCGCGGATTTAAATGGTACAGGGTCAAATTCTTTAAAAATATCATATTTTACATCTATGTCAATTTCCACGGGAGGAACATCATCTTGCAGGGATTCCAGTTCTTTTGTAAACTCTGGTGGATACAGGTCCGCTCTCGTCGAAGCGATTTGTCCTAATTTTACAAATGTTGGTCCGAGATCGAGAAGTTCTTGCTTCACCCATCTACCAAGCTCTGATTTATTTTGTACAGTCGCATTTTTCCATAAAAACTTACTCGCAAACTTCCACGTTTTCACTTTCCTGGAAGTTGTACTCGGCACATTTATTCCCAAGCATAGTGCCATCTTAATACATACGAATAATTTTATCTCTCTAACTTATATTTTTTTCTCGATGTGTTTTATATGGATACCGAGAACAAAGAAGAATGTTATGACGCAAAACCCGTCGTAAACTGGAAATGTATATGGTTTACGTTCGCATTGGCGGGTGGATATTGGTATCTTCCAAAAAATAACAAATGGATCTTACTCGCACTTTTATATTTCCCGTACATCATGTTAGCGTATTATGATCATCACTACGATTGTAGGAGGAACATGGGACCCACGTATCTCGCCATGTTTTATCATTGGGCCAAACCTCAAGAATCTAAACAAATAAAAGATTTTAAGAACTGGTGTCCAGAAATTAAAAAGAAAGTTTTTATGATCGACATTATAATTTTACTCGGAGCTTTACTTTTAGTACCAAGTTTTCTTAAGTGGAAACCTAAATAAAGTTTTAAAATTATTATATTATAAATGAAATTCGAAGTATCAATATTTACTCCCATGTATGAACATAATAACAAAAAATATATACGCGTTCTTCTAAACGACCATGACATGAAACGTGTATGGTTTTCTCATCACAGACATAACCTCGTAACAAAACATGTTGAAGATCCACTCGAAGGTCATGTACTCACGATTAAAGTTCCATTTAGATATAATCGAGTCATGTGTCGATTTGAAGGTGTTCCCGTCCAAAGTTTAAAAAAGGGGGACGACGTTGAAATTGATGTGTCCTTCATGGGTAAGTGGACATATGAAGACTATAGTGGATATACTTGGAAGTTATCGTATATAAAGTTAAAAAATGAAATAAATGAATGAGTCTCACGAGAACTGGGTATATAGTTCCAGATCTCACTGAAAT